AGCGATAACCGGATTCTCTCACGTAACTCCTTAAATTTGGATGCGGACTGGCAGACCTTGAAAAAGTTTATCAACAAGTCGTTCTTGTCATTGATCACTTCTATGCCTGCTTTAGGCTTCGCAAAAAATACCGCTCCTCCTCCAAAGAATGGCTCGCAATATATCTTATGCCTAGGCATCATTGATACAATGCGTTCGGACAAGTTTTGCTTGCCTCCATAATATGTGATTGGTGTTCTCATGTAATTTTATATTCTTTCTTTGCTCTCATCATAGATGAATGCAGTTTTCAACTATGATGAATGATTAAACCTTATTTGTTTTAGCGAACACCACCGACTCGTGATCCGGCCTCAGATGGGCCATGCAAGCCTTGCTGTATTCGCAATCCCTAGCTCCATCGCCCCGGAACAGGCATCCCCTGCATACGACCGCTTTCCCTTGGTATATTGCCTCGAAGCGCTTGACTTGCACCCTGTTTGTCCCGACTTGGATAACAAAGCCGGTAGGGGTGTTTCTCAATCTCTCTGTTATTTCCATGATCTGTTTTTAAAATGGCATGTCCTTGTCACAACTCCCGTAATCGTAGAACTTGGTCATGCCGTCATTATGCTTAAATTTTACTAATCCAGTGGCCCCATCTCTATTCTTGGCCACGATCAACTCTCCGTAATTGCGTTCTACGTTGCCGTTCTTGTCCTTGACCTCGATCTTGTAATACTCCGGTCTATGAATGAACATTACGATATCAGCGTCTTGCTCGATAGCCCCGGATTCCCTAAGATCGGATAGGAGGGGTTTCTTGTCCGGTCTGGCCTCGTTTCCCCTGTTCAATTGGGATAAGAGCAAGAAGGGAACCTTTAACTCCTTCGCCGTGATCTTGGCGGTCCTTGACATCTTGGCTACCTCCCGCTCACGGTTTCCTTCCCGTTCCCCGCTCTCCGCCAATTGGAGATAGTCGGCCATGATGATCCCGCACTTGCCTTGCTTCTTCAGTATCTTACATCGTGAGCGGATGTAATCCATCGTAACGCACGGGTTGTCATCGACATAGATCGGGAGCCTCCAAAGCTCGTTGACTGCCGTCTCTACCTTGTTGATCTCCTCGTTTGTCATATACCCGGACTTGAACCGTTCCGGATCTACGTCGCACTCGGATAGGATCAACCTGTTGGCCAAGCTTATGTCGGACATTTCAAGCGAGAATATAGCCACGGGCGTGTTGGATTTTGCCGCTGATTTGGCCAAGTGAAGCATCACGGCGGTATTGTGGGTGACTATGTAGTCGTCCGTTATGTACAAGGCCTTCTCATGCGATACCGATATGCACTGGCATTCAACCCTGCGGTTGGTCGGTGTCACGGACATCACGGTCAAAGGTTTGTTCCTCCGGTCTGGCCTCACTCTGTTGAATTTCCTTGGGAGCGTGAAGCATTCCCTAGGATTGTCCGCTACGATCACGAGCCTGAAACTGTTCCTTTTCCGCTCGCCATAAAGGAATGAGCGTCTTTCTCTCAAGGAACATTTATATCCTAAAGACCAGCAAAGTGTTTGTACGCCTCTCGCCAATTTAGCGCTCGTGGTGTTGTAGCATATAGCCCCATTCTTGTCTATATCCCCGTCTGTATCGAGAAGACCGTTCAACAGCTCAACCCTTTGATCCCTGCATGCGTCAATGTACATGTCCGGGATGAACTTCTCGTAGGAATGGACATTCAACAATCCTAGGCTCTTTAGCTCTGACAGGTATTTATTGACCTTCCTGTTCTCCTTGTTGGTCACTAGGAAGCGATCATCCGACACGATAACATCGTAGTCGACCATACCTTGGATCTTATCAGCGATGAACTTGTCCGGCTTGCACCAGCTAACCCCCTTGCTCAAGACTCCATCTCCTAGCAAGACTCCCATGAGATATGGGTGGATCACGAAATCTTTCTTTTCTCCGAATATCCCGGAGAAACGAGGAATGCTTATTCTGCCGGAATATCTTTCCTTGCTTATCAAGTCCATAAGCTCTAGGGTAGATACG